CGAGATCAGGATTTGGCTGTCCCCCAATTCAACTGCCCTCATCGCCGCCGAATACGCCAACCAGAGCGACCCGGGGACGTTCTACGCCGTCGTCCGCGACGACAGCAACCGCTCCGCAGAGCTTCACGGCGAGGACGGGGCTGACGCAAACTTCGCCGCCGAACTGCGCGGTGAGGATACCGCCTCCGCCGACGTCGCCGCAGAGATACGCGGAGAGGCCGGAGCGGACGCGGCGCGCGCGTGCGAGCTTGCCGGTGAGGTGCGTTCCGACGCCTCCCGCCACGCGGAGCTTCACGGGGAAGGCGCGTCTTCGGCTTCCATTGGCGCGGAAGTCAGCGGCGAGGCCCACGCCTCGGCAGGCAGGAGCGCGGAACTCCGTGGCGAGGACTCCGCGTCCGGTTCAGTCGCGGCAGAGCTACACGGCTCTCTCACCGTCTCCGCATCGCGTGACTGCGAACTTCACGGCGAGGACTCCGCGTCAGGTTCCGTCGCCTGCGAGGTCGTCGGCATGACGACCCCATACCCATACGTCCGCAGGCCGTCGCCGTATACCCGCTACGCCGGGCACTAACCACCGAAACCATGAAAGGCTACACGACAATCGCGAAAATCGAGGCATACCTCACGACCGAGATTGAGGCCGCGTTCCAGCCGAACGTCACGGCCTTCATCGAGGCGGTCGAGGACGAGATTGACCGCATCACGCACCGCAACTTCATCGCCGACGCGGTGGCGAGTGCGCGCACCTACGACGCCGACGGCGGCCGCGAGCTGTTCATCGACGAGGCGGTGGACGTGTCCGAGGTGAGCGTCGACGACGTGGTTCAGGCGGAGGGCGCCGACGAGGACTACGACCTCATGCCGGCGAACACGACCCCGAAGCGCGTGATCAGGTTCTTCGGCGGCCTGCCTAGGCTCTACGGCGGGGTCGAGGTGACGGCCAAGTGGGGCTTCTCGGTCGCCTGCCCCGCCGCAGTCTCCCACGCCGCGACCGTCCTCGTGGCCGACAAGATAAGCAAGGCGTTCCCGCTCGACATGCAGGACGAGAGCATCGGGCGGTATTCGGCCTCCTACAGGCTCCCAGAGGACGTGAAGCAGGCCCACGAGACCCTCAAGGCCTTCACCAAGCCGCTCCTATGAGGCGGCACTTCGACAGGGAGCTCATGCTTTACCGCAACACGTCCGGCTCCTTCGACCTCGTGGAGGCCTTCAAGTGCGAGCTCCAGCCCCTCGACGACGCCAACACGCAGGACGTGGAGGGCGCGATAGGGCGGGAGTGGCTCGCCTTCGCCGACTACGCCGACGTGCGCGAGAACGACCGCGCCGAGATTGACGGCGTGACCTACCGCGTCGTCGGGGTCGAGAGGCTGACGTGGCGCGGGACGGACAGGCACTGCGAAATCCGCTTGAGGCAGAACCTATGATGACAGTCACCGTCACCGGACTGGACGAGGCGGCGAGGAAGTTCGCCGCCGCGCCGGACAAGCTCGCGGAGGGCCTCGGCAGGGCCGTGCGTGAGTCCGTGCGCGACCTCCACCGCGAGGCCGTGCGCGAGGCGCCGGTCAACAGGCAGTCGGGCGGCGGCAACCTTCGGCAGATGATAGGCTCGCGCGCGTCGGGGCTGTCCGGCTCGGTCGAGTCCAAGGCGAAGTATTCGGCCTACGTCCACGAGGGAACGCGCCCGCACGTCATCGTCCCCCGCAACGCGAAGGTGCTGGCGAACAGGCGCACCGGCCAGTTCTTCGGGAGGAAGGTCAACCACCCGGGCACCAGGGCAAACCCCTTCCTGCTCCGCGCGCTAGGCAACGTGAAGGACAGGATAGCGGCGCACGTCGAGGCCGCCTTAAGCAAAATCCTCCTATGATGATAGAGTTGAAGCAGAGGGTGGTGTCCACCCTAGAGGCGATTGCCTCGGTCAAGGAAGTCGTCGACGCCCCGTCCACCGACTTCACCGCCTTCCCCGCCGCCACCGTCGCCATGCGCGGGGGCAGGACGGACAGGCTGGACACCCACCGGAACGACAAGGAGACGCGCTTCGAGGTCAAGCTGTGGACCGACCCGGCACAGGGGAGGCCCGCGAGCGAGGATGACCTCATCGCCCTCATCGACGAGGTCACCGCGACGTTCGAGGACGACAGGTGCTTCGGCGGGCTGGCCACGATGAGGACGGTCGAGTGGGAGAAGTCCACGCAGACCGGCACCGGCTCCTTCGACTTCGCGACGATCACGCTGACCATTAAATCCACGACGCTGATAACATGAACATGAGATACCGAAACGACACGGGGCGCACGCTCCGCCTCGCGGGGATAGGGACCATAGACCCCGGGCGGGAAATCACGTTCGAGAAGGCGATAGGCTCCCCGCTCCTGACGCGCCTCCCCGACGAGAAGAAGGGCGACAAGGACGAGAAGGGCGGGAAGCCGGAGGACGGCGTGAAACCCGAGAAAAAGAGGGAGACTAACGAGACAAAGTAACATATGCCTTACCTAGGAGAAACCGGCTACCTCGCCGTAAAGCCGCAGGCCTCTGCCACCGTCGCCGTCCTGCCGACCACCTTCATCCCGCTCGTTTCCGAGAGCGTCACCCTCGACCCCAACCTCACCGCCGACCGCCGCATGAAGGGCGTCGCGTGGGAGTCCGACGACCTCCTGCGCGGGGCCTACACCGTCGCCGGGGACATCGTCGCCCTCGCGGACGTGGAGGCGTTGGGCCATTTGCTCAACATGACCTACGCGAAGGGCGTGACCACGGGCGACGCCGTCGACGGCTACACCCACCCCTTCGCGCCCGGGGAGGCCGACTACTACACCCTCGAAATCGGGCTGGGCGGCTTCGCGCGGCGCATCTTCGGCGCGAAGGGCGCCAGCCTCGCCCTCTCGAACGACGACGGGCGGCTGTCCGCCACCGTCGGCATCGTCGCCATGGGCCAGTTCGTGAGCGGCGCGCTCAAGGACGCGCTCGCGGGGGCCGTCACCTCGCTCGAGCTCTCCGACTCGGAGGTTCGCGGCCCGGCCCTCGGCCTCGCCGTCGACGACGTGCTGGTCATCGGCTCGACGGAGGTCACGATAACCAACATCACGGGCAACGTCATCAGCTTCGGCTCGACTTCCGTCACCGCCTCGGCGGGAGACCCCGTCTACCTCAAGGCGCAGGCCGTCGACCTCACCTCCTACGTCCCGCTCTCGATGTGCGGCACGCTGGTCGGCACGGGCGACGACGAGACCGCCGCCACGGCCGCCGCCGCGACCCGCGCGACCGCCACCCCGTGCTACGACCTCAACCTGACCCTCGACAACGGCAAGCTCTCGGCGCCGGCCTCCGGCTACTGCGGCCCCGCCGCGATATTCAACGGCACCCTCTCCGCGACGCTCGCGGTCAAGCGGCTGTTCGAGACGCCGGAGCAGGCCCACGACTTCCGGCACCGCGTCGCCAAGGCCTACACCGTCATCTCGACAGGGCAGGCCATCGGCTCCGGCGCGGAGAGCCTCACGGTGAAGCTCTACCGCACGAAGATGACCGAACTCACGGACGCGCTCACCCTCGGCGACTTCATCCACGACGAGCTCACCGCCCACGCCCTCTACGACAGCGTGACCGCGAAGACCGTCGAGATAACCTTGGTCAACCGCACCGCGGGAACCAGCTACTAGACCTTATGGCGAAACTCGAAAACAGGAAGAAGGTCACCCGCATTGACCTAGGCGACGGCGACTGGGCCGAAATCCCGGAGGTCATCAGCTTCGGCACGGCCGCCAGCTTCGCGGAAAACGCCAACGACGCCGCCAAGGTAATCCTCTCCGTCGTGACGGCGTGGAGCGTCACCGAGGACGGGACGCAGGTGGAGCTGAACGAGGCCAACGTCCGCCGCCTCGACATCGCCACCGTCAACGTCCTCATCGAGGCCATCGGCCAGAAGACCTCGCTCCCAAAAGTTCCGAGGCCCGAATAAGGAAGGCGGTGCGCTCGGGGTCATCGTGCCCCGAGCTCACCGACTACCTGATGAGCGAGAAGTTCGGGCTGGACTGGAAGGAAGAGGACGTTAGGCGCATGGCCGCGTTCAGGATAATCCTTTCCGAGCTGAACGCCGGGCCAATCGTAAAACACAAGACACATGCCTGACACGCAAGTCCGAGCCGACATCATCATCAACGGAACCGACAACGCGTCGGCGACTTTGGCGAAGGTCAACAAGTCGCTGGGCGGCATTAACGAGTCCGTCGCGAACGCGTCAAAGTCAACCGTGACGCTGGGCAAGAGGATTGACTCCCTCCAGCCGACCTTTCAGAAATTGAGGAACTACGGGGCGGTGGCTTTCGGGGCGGTGTCTGTCGGCGTGGGCGTCGCGGTCAAGGCGGCTTCCGACCTCAACGAGAGCGTCAACGCCATCGAGGTCGTCTTCGGCGAGGCGGCCGAAGGAGTTCTGAAGCTGGGTAAGAACTCCGCCAAGGCCGTCGGCCTGTCGCGTTCGCAGTTTTACGGGCTCTCCGTCCAGATGTCATCATTCGCCAAGACCGTCACAAAGGAGGGAGGGAGCGTCGCCGACTCCCTCGACAAGATGACCGTCCGCGTCGCTGACTTCGCCTCCGTGATGAACCTTGACGTGTCCGAGGCGGCGACAGCCTTCCAGTCGGGCCTCGCCGGGCAGACCGAGCCGCTCCGCAAGTTCGGCATTGACCTGTCCGCCGCCTCCGTCCAGGCATACGCCGTGGCCAACGGGATTGCCGAGGCCGGAAAGCAGATGACCGAGACGCAGCGGATTCAGGCGACCTACGGCTCGCTGATGGAGCAGACTAATAAGGTATCCGGCGATTTCGCCAACACCTCCGGCCAGCTCGCGAACCAGCAGCGAATCCTCAAGGCGCAGGTTGAAGACCTGTCGGCCAAGCTAGGCACGCTGTTCCTTCCCGCGATGAACGAGGCGCTAAAGGCAATCCTGCCTGTCGTCACCAAGCTTTCGGAAATGCTTTCAGTTCACCCGAAGCTGACCGTGGCCGTCATCGCCACTACGGCGGCACTGGCCGGAATGGTCGCCATACTCGGGACGGTGGGGACGGTTTTGCCTGCGGCGATAAAGGGACTGGCGCTGTTCTCCGCCGGGCTGAAGCTGGTGACTGGTCAGGCCACGCTCCTTGCCGCCGGACTAGCCGCCCTGCCCCTCGCGATCACGATAGGCGTCGCCTTGGTCGGGTTCGCGGTCGTGATGAAACAGATTTCCGAACTGAAAAGGGAGACGGAGGCGGCGGGCAAGGCGCAGGCAGATTTAGAGAACATGAACCAGAAGGCGATTGCCCGCGCAAAGGAATTGCGTGAGGCCGGGGACGAAGAAGGCGCGGAAAGATTGCTCAACACGGTTCGCCGTAATGCCGGGCTGGAGGCCCGTGCCTCCGGCGGCCCCGTGTCCGCCAACCGCCCATACCTTGTCGGCGAGACCGGCCCCGAGCTGTTCGTCCCGAGGAACGGCGGGGATGTTCTACCGAACGGCTCCCTGACCGGCAAGTCCTTCACCTTCAATTTCTTCGGCGACGTGAACGACAAGGACGCCCTCAAGCGCGAGATCATCGACGCCATTAACCGCCAGTTCGCGCTGGCCGCAACCTAGCCATGGCCTCCTCCATCAAGTTTGACGGCACGGAGCTCGTCGGGGCGACCTACATCCCCGAATACGTCCGGCACGAGTCCATGCCCGGG